TTAACCCAGACAAGTTAGCCAACCACTTCTACGAGAAGGGTAAGGCTGACGCGGTAAATAATGTTACGAGGCAGTCTAAAAACATCAACATGGATGTTAATTCTGCTCCACAACAATCTACCAGTAGTGGGTTTAAGGTTAGGGCTTTAAATACCGATAGCGGAAATGGCTTAAAAATTAAAAGTAAAAACAAAAACTAAAAATTATGGCATTAGATACAACGCCTGGATTTGACTTAACGCCAAGTCCAAAGAAGCAAGCATTAGCTAGCAATTACATTACTGACTTCAACTTCTTGAATCAGTACTTACCTGACACTTACGAAAAAGAATTCGAGCGTTACGGTAACCGATCAGTAGCATCGTTCTTAAGAATGGTAGGCGCTGAAATGCCTTCTAACTCTGACCTTATCAAATGGGCTGAGCAAGGAAGGTTACACATTAAATACGTTAACTGTTCTACAGATGCTGCTGCTGCTGCTGATACAGCTACAATTAGTGTAGATGACGCTGCTGTAACGACTATCGGTGTTAAGATTGGTCAAACAGTACACATCTCTAATAACGCCGAAGGTACTGAGTACAATAAGGCTATTATTACTGATGTAGACTATACGGCAGGTACGTTTGAAGTGGCTTACTATGAAGAAGGTGGTCAAACATTTGCAACTGGTAGTTCACCTGTATTGTCTGTATTTGTTTACGGTTCTGAATTCGGTAAGGGAACTGAAGGTGTAGTTGAGTCTGTTGAGGCTGAAGATAACATCTTTGAGAACTCTCCTATTATCATCAAAGAGAAATACGCTGTAAGCGGTTCTGACATGGCTCAAATCGGATGGATTGAGGTTGAAGGTGATAATGGACCAGGATACTTATGGTTCTTAAAATCAGAGCATGAAACACGTTTACGTTTCGAGGACTACTTAGAGACTGCAATGATTGAGGCTGTACCAGCTGAAACAGGTTCTGGAGCAATAGGTTCTGCTAAAGGTTCTGAAGGTTTATTCTACGTTGTAGAGGACAGAGGTAATGTTTGGTCTGGTGGAAACCCAACTATATTAGAAGATTTTGATGCAATCGTTCAACGATTAGACAAGCAGGGTGCTATTGATGAGAACGTGTTATTCATTGACCGTAAATTCTCTTTCGATATTGACGACATGTTAGCGTCACAAAGTTCAAATGCAGCTGGAGGTGTTTCTTACGGTTTATTTGACAATGATGAGATGATGGCGTTAAACTTAGGTTTCAACGGTTTCCGTAGAGGATACCAATTCTACAAGTCTGATTGGAAGTACTTAAACGATGCATCTATGCGTGGTGGTATTGTTGGAGGTAAGGTAAACGGAGTTTTAGTTCCAGCTGGTTCTACTACAGTTTACGACCAAGTATTAGGTAAGAACGCTAAGAGACCATTCTTACATGTACGTTACCGTGCAAGTGAAGTGGAGGACAGAAAGTACAAGACTTGGGTAACTGGTTCAGCTGGTGGCGCTCAAACTAGTTCTTTGGATGCTATGGAGGTTCACTTCTTATCTGAAAGAGCGTTATGTACGTTAGGTGCTAACAACTTTATGTTATTTAAGGGATAGTATTAATTAATAAATGGAAGGGTCGTTAATAGCGACCTTTCCTTTATTTTAAATTCAAATCAAATGAAAAGTAAAATTTACAAGTTAAAGGGGAATAAAGCACCCTTAATGTTTATGTTGAATTCAAGGAACTCAATAAGAAACCCATTATTATACTTTGATGGAAAAAGAAACAAAGCCTTAAGGTACGCAAAAAACCAAGCTAGTCCATTTCAGGATGAGCAAGATGGTTTTGCTATTGTTGAACCTATTATTTTTGAGGATGGTATGTTGTATGTACCTGAAACAAATCCTGTTCTTCAAGAGTTTTTAGAGTATCATCCAGGTAAAAATAAAATATACGTTGAGGTTGACAACGAAAAAGATGCAACAGTTGATGTAGAAAACTTAGACTATGAGTTAGAGGCTCAGATTGTAGCTAGAGAATTAGATTTTGATATTCTAGAGACAATAGCTAAGGTTGTGTTATCTATGAATGTAGATAAAATGACATCAGCAGAAATAAAGAGAGACGTTAGAGTTTTTGCTAGGAATAAACCAAAAGATTTCCTAGATGCTATTAACGATCCGTTATTAGTTATTCAGAACAAATGTTCTAAATTCTTCAACGAAGGTATTATTCAGATGAGAAACAAAGGGAAAGATGTTTATTACAATCTCCCGACTAACAAGAAGAAGATACTGACCGTTCCTTACGGGGAAAATAAGCTACATGCGTTGTCGGTTTATATGCAGACCAATGAAGGCATGGAAGTCATGGAGGTGTTAGAGAAACACATGGAATAACAAAGAAAGCACCTAAACACTAGGTGCTTTTTTTTTACTACTTTTGTATAAATTTTTCTATAATGATTAACAGCGTAAGAAATACTGTTTTAGCTATAGCAAACAAGCAGAATTATGGATATATAACGCCATCTGACTTTAATTTGTATGCAAAGCAAGCACAGTTAGATATATTTGAGGAGTACTTCTACAGGTACAATCAATGGATAGTAAGGCAAAATGCAAGGCAGTCTGGTACTGAGTACGCTGACATTGTAAAGAACATAGAGGAGGTTATTGATACGTTTTCAGTTGCTAATAACTTAACATTCACTAGTCCGAACTTTGATGTTCCTAGTGACTACTACTTATTAAATGTAATAAGGTATAACAATAAGGAGATAGATAAGGTTTCTAACGCAAAAATACTTAACCTTAATGCTTCAAACTTAACTTCACCAAGCCTATTGTATCCTGCTTACGTATTAAACGGAGACAAGATAACAGTATATCCATCACAAATAGTTAGTGGTGTTTCTGCACAGTACATAAGAAGACCTAAAGACCCGAAATGGACTTATGTTTCTTTATCAGGAGGTGAGCCAATGTTCGACCAATCCGATTCATTGTATCAAGACTTTGAGTTACCTATAACAGACGAACCGTCTCTTGTAGCTAAAATCCTGCAGTATGCTGGTATATCGATAAGAGAAGCTGATGTTTATAATGCTGCGGTAGCTATGGAGAATAGTGAAACTCAAAAAGAAGGATAATATATGGCATACTTAACAGGTTATCAGTACTATGAGAATGATGGTAACAATCCAGAGGATGAGAATTGGGGTTCGTATCAATACGTTTCCCTACAAGATATAGTTAACAATTTCATGCTTATGTATGTAGGCAATGACAAACTAATAAACAACGTTCAGAGGTATAATGTTTTATTTCACGCTAAAAGAGGGATACAGGAGTTGAATTATGACGCGATGAAGGAAACTAAAATCGTTGAACTTAGTGTTTGTGAAAACCTTAAGATTGTGCTTCCTAATGACTACGTAAATTGGGTTAGGATTTCACTATACAAGGATGGTTTATTACAGCCACTAAGTGAGAATATTCAGACAAATTATGCTACAAGTTATTTGCAAGACAACAACTGTAGGGTTTTATTTGACGAGCAAGGAAATGTATTAGAGGGAACTTCTATTTTAGATTATGAAAGAATAACTGGTTCTTCAAAATCCATATATATGGGTGACGGATCTTACAACGGAAATTCTGGTTATCTTCATGATGGAGATTGGTATTTCAATTATTCTATTGGAGCTAGGTACGGAATGAATACAGAGACAGCAAACTCAAACCCAACCTTTAAGATAGATAAGCAGAGTGGTGTTATTAATTTTAGTTCTGAAATGGCAGACCAATTAATAGTTATCGAGTATGTTTCTGATGGTATGCAAGGAGGTGATGAATCTTTAGTTACCGTGAACAAGTTATTTGAAGAGTATATATACGCATACATTAAGTACGTGATACTAAACAGCAAGACTGGTGTTCAGGAGTACATAGTTAACAGGGCGAGGAAAGATAAGTCTTCATTGCTAAGGAATGCTAAAATAAGGTTAAGTAATATACATCCAGGGAGATTATTAATGAACTTAAGAGGACAGAATAAGTGGCTCAAATAAACAAGAATTTTATAGGTTCTAGGATGAACAAAAGCCTAGATGAACGTCTTGTACCTAATGGCGAGTACACTGACGCGCTTAATATTCGTATATCATCCGATGAGGACTGTCAGGCAGGTTCTGCTGAAAACTCAAAGGGAAATCTAAAGCTAACAAACCTAAACTTTATTAGTGCTAATTCAGTTTGCATTGGCGCATTTGAGGACGGCGCTAACGAGGTAATTTATTGGTTTGTTACTGATGGGATAACGCACCTTATATTATCTTATGACACAAAGACGGATGTAACTAGATACCACATTGTAGACCAAGCTAACGTGCTTAACTTTAGTAAGAGTCATTTGATGAATGGTATAAGTCTGATAGACGACTTACTGTTCTTTACTGATAACTATAATCCACCAAGAAGAATAAACGTAAACAAGTCTTACCCTAACCTAACGGAGGAGGATTTACTTGTTATTGTTAAGCCACCTAAGCAGGCTCCTAGCATTATTTTGTCTAAAAACAGTAATGATGATAATTACATAGAGGATAAGTTTATTAGATTTTCATACAGATACAAGTATGTTGATGGCGAATATTCGGCTTTATCTGAGTTCTCGAAGATAGCCTTTAGACCAGGGCAATTCAATATAGACTACTCAACATTCGATATGACGGGTATGAAGAATATAATGAATAACGTTACCGTTGGCTTCGAGACAGGAGGAAGGAACGTTGTTGGTATTGATTTATGTTTTAAGACATCTACATCTAATATTATATTTGTTATAGAGAAGTTTGATAAAGCAGAAGAGGGATGGGTTGATAATCAAGACGTATCTATTCTTTTTAATAACAAGAAAATATACACAACACTTCCAGATACCGAGCTATTAAGGTTGTATGATAATGTACCTCATAGGGCTAAGTCTCAAACCGTAATGGGTAACAGGATAATGTATGGTAATTATGTTGACGGTTATGACATAGGCACCAATATAGACTATACGCTATCACTTAATAGCGATGTGGTTGGTTTCACTGAAATTGATGAATCAAAAAATAACGGAATACCTTATACGATAGACACGTCAATAAGTGTTGACGACTCAAACCTAAGTATCGATTTAATAAACATACCATTAGTTGAGGATTCTTCAATATTTATAGATTTCAATATCAGACACTCTAGCTTTGGTGGCGACTCTAGCTACGACAATGAGACTGCTATTGAGAACTTTTATGAAGATACTTTTATATTCACGCTACCAAGGGACTATGCGAATGTAACTGATTTAGCACAGAGTTCAGAGTTTATACAGGCTATACAGTCCACTCAAGATTACTCTCTTACGCAATTATTTTATAACTCAATACAAGCAAATGCTGATGGAGATTGGGATGTTGATAGTTTAGGCGTTGACAGTATCCCTGGTTTTTTTAGGATAACACACACTAGTGACACTATAAGCATACAGGTTCCAGCTGTAAGGTACGAACTAACATCTTCTCCAGGCACTTACGCTTATGAGTACTTTTATAACTCATCGACTACCGTATCTTTCTCTGAAATATCAATAACAGAGAGCTTGCATAGTAATAGGGACTATGAGTTTGGTATTGTTTATATGGACGACTTTTCTAGGGCATCTACAGCTTTAGTTTCGACGAATAACACGATACGAGTTCCTTCAAATGTTTCTGACTTAAAAAACAGTGTTACGGCAAACATAATCAATAAGCCACCAAGTTGGGCTTCAAGATACCGCTTTGTTATGAAGCCTAATAAAGAGAGGTACGAGACTGTTTACAGTAACTTATACTTCCTAGACACAACACAAAGCGCGTGGTGGGTTAAATTAGAGGGTGATAATATATCTAAGGTTGCAGAAGGAGACAGGCTCTTAGTTAAGGCAGACTCAGATGGTGTTGTAAATGATAATATTTACACTAAAATCCTTAAGGTTGAGACTCAAGAGGATAACTTCATAAGTGGAAACCCAGCAAGCGAACC